TTTGAAGGCGATCGTTTATTCAATGGTAAATTATTGGACAAACTTTCTGAGTGGTTTCCAAATGATTTTAAAGTTCTTGTATTAACTGCTAAGAAGTCAATTAAAGAACAAAGGCATATTGACCGCAAAGACGATCAAGATGACAAGTTTAAGAATTCTAGAGCGACCAAAATATCAAATATCACAAGTTCGTTGACGTTGATGGACTATATAGATGTAATGCCGAATGAAAATTTGGTAGATCAACAAAAGATAATGAATACAATTATAGACTTTTTTGGATTGGAGAAATAACATGGAACTTAATGTATCCGTTGAAGAATTGAGAAAAAATAAGATTTTCGTAGCGACCCCAATGTATGGCGGTATGTCTCACGGAATGTTTGTGAAATCTTGCTTGGATCTTCAAGCAATTTGCGGTCAGTATGGAATCGAAACTCGATTCTCATTCATTTTTAATGAATCGCTCATCACTCGAGCCAGAAACTATCTCGTAGACGAGTTCCTTCGCGCAGAAGGTTTCACTCATCTATTGTTTATTGACTCTGATATTCACTTTGATCCACGCGACGTAATTGCGTTGCTAGCAATGGATAAAGATGTAATTGGTGGTCCATATCCAAAGAAGTCGATCAAGTGGTCTTCAATTAAAGAAGGTGTTAAGAGAAATCCTAACATTGAACCTGGTGAAATGGAAAAACTCGCTGGTGACTTTGTATTCAATCCAGCCCCAGGAACAGAAAAATTCTCTGTTGCTGAACCAATTGATGTTCTAGAAATTGGTACTGGCTTTATGATGGTTAAGCGCAGCGTTTTCAGTCAGATGCAAGAAGCCTTCCCAATGATCAAATATAAACCAGATCATGTTGGTCAGGCAAACTTTGACGGATCGCGTTATATTCATGCATATTTTGACACTGTAATTGATACCAAAGATTCGATTACTGGCGGTGGTTCTGAGCGTTACTTGTCTGAAGACTATATGTTCTGTCAGATGTGGCGTCGTATCGGCGGTAAGATTTGGTTGTGTCCTTGGATGAGAACCCATCATATTGGTACTTACGCATTTACTGGCGATCTTCCAGCCATCGCTAACTACGTCGGTTCTCTCTAATATTGTATGATTGTTGGACTTGTAGGCTTCATTGGAGCAGGTAAAGGCACAGTCGCAGATATTCTCTGCGACCGCCACGATTTCTTCAAAGAGAGTTACGCAAATAGTCTTAAAGATGCATGCTCGATTATCTTTGGCTGGAATCGTGAAATGCTTGAAGGTAATACACCAGAATCTCGAGCATGGCGTGAACAGAAAGACGAATGGTGGTCAAATAAACTTGGTCGCGAATTTTCTCCGAGACTAGCCCTACAACTTATGGGCACGGAGGCAGGTCGTGATGTATTTCACCCTGACCTCTGGGTTCATACTGTGATGCGTCGTTGTGAGCAAGCACCATGGAATAATTATGTTATTGCTGATGTTCGGTTTCCGAATGAGATCAAAGCAATTAAAGATAGCGGTGGCAAGGTGGTTCGCGTTCGCCGTGGTGATAATCCTGAGTGGTATGAACTTGCTCGCGAATGTAACATCTACGATAAGCCAGAGATAATGCGTAATGCATATCCAGAAGTACATTATTCTGAATGGGCTTGGATCGGTTCCAATTATGATATTGTGATGGATAATAATTGTGATTTGAATGAGTTGACCGTGAGGGTTGACAAATTAGTTGATTCGTTATATAATAATCATGTTGAAGCAAATGAGGTCGTTAATTATGAAACTTTCTGAAAGTACCGTGAATGTCCTGAAAAACTTTTCAGGAATCAATCAAAGTCTATTGTTTAAAGAAGGAAATACTCTCCGAACTATTTCTCCTCTCAGAACAATTTATGTTGAAGCAAGCGTTGGCGAAAACTTCACTAAAGAATTTGCCGTGTATGACTTGAATAAACTATTGGCAAAAGTATCTTTGTATAAAGACGCGCATCTTTCTTTTGAAGATGATCGCCTTACAATCAGCACCGAAAATAAAAAGAAGTCTGATTACATTAAGTATTGTTCACCTAAAGTAATCGTTTCTCCACCAGAAAAGAATATTACGTTGGGTGAGCCTGATTGTTCTTTTTCACTTTCTCAAGAAGATCTTGAGTGGATGCGAAAGAGCGCAGGTATCTCTGGTTCTCCGAACTTTATTTTCGAGAGCGATGGATCCACCGTTTCTTTTATTGCCACAGACGTTAAAGATGATGCCGCAGATCGTTCATCTATCGAAATCGCTGCAGTCGAAGATAATACAAAATTTAAAGTCGTAATGAAGGCAGAAAACTTTAAGTTGCTCGACGGATCATATGATGTAGAAATTTCTAAGAAGGGTTTGGCCAAATTTAAACATAAGACGGTTGATATCACATACTTTATTGCGATTGAAGCAACCAACTCAACTTTCGGTGAATAATAATGGCACTTGATAAAGCAAAGGTTCTGGGATGCCTCCAAGAAATCTCAAACTCACTCACTCGCATCGAAGCCGAACGAGATCTTATCAGAGAGATTCTTCAGAAGATGCAGGATGAATGTGAGATTCCCAAGAAGTTGGGACGTAAACTGGCGAGGACTTATCACAAACGTAACTATGAAGAGGAAGTTGCAGAGCAGAGCGATTTTCAAACTATTTACGAAAACGTGGCTAAATAAGTCTATTGGGGTGCAATTTCTATTTGACGGCACACTCCGCCAGACTGCTCGCCGTGGGAGTTCACCTTCCCCACCCCATCTTCTCTTTGGAGTTATATTATGGCTGAATCATTGTGGGTTGAAAAATATCGTCCTCATACTATTGCTGATTGTATCCTTCCAGAGGAATACAAAACTACTTTTCAATCGTATGTAGATCGTAAAGAGATTCCGCATCTTCTTCTATGCGGTGGTCCAGGTACTGGTAAGACTACAGTCGCAAAAGCATTGTGTGATGAAATTGGTTGCGACTATTTGATGGTAAACGGATCAGACGAGTCTGGAATTGACACATTCCGAATGAAGATTAAAAACTACGCTTCAGCAGTATCAATGTCAGGTGGTAAGAAAGTTATCATTATCGATGAGGCTGACTATTTGAATCCAAACTCAACTCAGCCAGCCATGCGTGCTGCGATGGAAGAGTTTGCGCATAATTGTACGTTCATTATGACTTGTAATTATAAAAGTCGTATCATTGAACCACTTCATAGTCGTTGCGCTGTGATTGAATTTAAGTTGCGTAAAGAAGATAAGCCAAAAATGGCTATGACGTTTATGAAACGCGCAACCGAAATTCTGGGCGCAGAAAAGATTCCGTTTGATAAGGCAGTTTTGGCTGAAGTTGTCAAAAAGCATTTTCCTGATTATCGTCGTGTTCTAAATGAACTTCAGAGATATTCTGTCAGCGGTAAGATTGATGCTGGTATTTTGACCAGTGTTGCTGATGTGTCTTTAGGTGAACTTGTGAGTTCTCTAAAAGATCAAAATTTTGGTGCTATGCGTAAGTGGGTCTCTGAGTTTGGTAATGAAGACCCGTCTAGAGTATATCGAAAAATTTATGATAGTCTTTATGATATTATGGATAAATCGACCATTCCAAATGCGGTGGTTATTCTAGCAAGATATCAATATCAGTCTGCGTTTGTTGCTGATCAGGAATTGAATTTGACTGCCTGTCTAACTGAGATTATGGCGGAGTGTAAATTCAATGGCTGATTTGTTCAAAGAAATTCTCCCATCAATCCTTCAAACTAAACAGTATGCTTTATTGACTGATTTAGACGAAAGATCATATCCAGCTTTTATGGTAAATCGTGGTTTGTCATATCACCGCGATACGGTAATGTTTGCTAACGAAATGAATCGGTATACTAATCTTGACAACAAGATGAAATATGACTTCCTTATAAATATTATAAGAGCCTCAAAGCGCCCATACAGTAAATGGCACAAAAAGGCTCAAACCGATGATTTGATAGCTGTTAAAGAGTATTATGGATATTCCGACGCGAAAGCCGAAGAAGTATTAAAAATTCTTAATGATGATCAAATCACCGAAATAAAAAAACAATTATATAAGGGTGATTGAGATGATTGACAAGTTAGTAGAAGTTACACTAGAGAATAAAGACGATTTCCTTAAAGTTCGCGAAACTCTAACGCGCATCGGAATCGCCGCCAAGAACGATAACGTTCTATACCAATCTTGCCACATTCTCCACAAACAAGGTAAGTATTACATCGTTCACTTCAAAGAACTTTTTGAATTGGATGGTAAACCAAGCAACATGTCTGATACAGATATTGCGCGAAGAAATACCATCGCTAATTTAGTTGCAGAGTGGGGGTTGGTTAAGTTAGTAGATTTAAATAAAACAAAAGATAACGTCACACCATTAAGCCAAATTAAAATTCTTTCCTTCAAAGAAAAGAACGAATGGAAATTGGTAAGCAAATATACAATTGGTAAAAAGAAAAAGGAAGTATAATTATGGAACACTTTTATAATGAATCTCACATGGGTGAAGATTGGTTTACATATCCTACTCTTTACAAAAATATGGTTCAACAATTTCCATCAGGAAGCCGATTTGTAGAAGTTGGTTGTTGGAAAGGTAAGTCGGCTGCATTTATGGCAGTTGAAATTATTAATTCTGGCAAAGATATTAAATTTGACTGTGTTGATATTTGGGTTGACGTTGATGAGCCTCACGTTAAAATCACAGGCGATGAGTTATATCAAACGTTCTTAACGAATCTTGAATCTGTAAAACATGTGGTGAATCCAATTCGTAGTGATTCGCGTGATGCGGCAAAACTTTTCGAAGATGGTTCTGTAGATTTTCTATTCTTTGATGGTGACCATAGTTATGATGGTTTGA